TTGGTTTAAGATTGACACACAAGTTTATATTATCGATGACAAAGAGTCGGAAAAAGTATACGGAAGAAAACCTTACTTGTATGTTTATCGAGTAATACCTCATAAAGTACATAAAAGTCAATTTCAAATGCCCAACGATCCACCTGTAGGATTTAACAAACTAGTATCAGAAGCTGTTAGAAGATACAATTATATCTATACAGGTAAAAATAAAGACATCTTAAGTTTTAATTTAGAGTTTAATAATGCGTTCTATGAAGCAATACAAATCGACGGTAAAGGAAATTCAGGAAATGATCCTGCTCAAGCAGGAAATATAAAAGAAACCCAACAACCAGAATCAGAAATGCAAGGAAGTACTAATGCTAGAACCGGTGACGGCAGTGTTGTAAAGAGAGTAAATCAAGATTTACAAAAAGACTCAGCAGGAGCATTTGGTGAAACAACAGCAATTAATGTAGCAAGAGCTTTTAATGAAGCTATTATTAATTCATCTGGTAGTATGATTACAATTAATATGGAAATATTAGGAGACCCGTATTATCTAGCAGATAGCGGTATGGGTAATTATAATGCCGAAGCTACAAACTTTATGAACGTAAACATAGACGGTTCAGTTGATTATCAAAGTAGTGAAGTTGATATTTTAATTAATTTTAGAACACCAATAGATTTAAATCCAGAATCTGGAACTTACCTAATGGACGGAGAAGCTGTAGGTGTTAAAGATTTTAGCGGACTATACAAAGTAATTTCAGTTACAAGTAAGTTTAGTGAAAATATTTTTACACAGCAACTTAGTTGTAACAGAAGAAAAAATTATCAATTAAAAGATTTTGAAGAACGACAGCAAGAATTAGCTCTAGCTACCAAGAAAAAATATGACAAGGCAGTAGCTGAAGCACTTGAGAGCGGAGACCCAGACTTAATAGCTTTTGCCAAAGCAGATAAAAATGCTGACGGCAGTCTTAGTACAACAGAAGCAGTAGCGGCTGATTTAACAGATAGCGAAGCAATAGCATTAGCACAACGAGCAAGTAAATCAACTTCTCTAGGTGAACAACAATCACAAAAACCTGTCACAGCAGATGACGGATTTGTAGGACCACCACCACCGCCAGCAGAATCGAATCAAACAACAACTCCGCAACCACAAAGAACAGGTGGCGCAGGAAATCAAACAAATGATGCTTATTACAATTATGGTAGGAATAATAGAACATGAGTACTGAAAAACGAACCGCAGGCGCACCCGGCGCCCCAATGCCTCCAGGACCGTTTGTTGCTAGAGTTATAAGCCATCTTGACCCAAGAAGATCAGGAGCGTTAAAAGTTCAGTTAATAAAAAATAGTTCTTCTTCGTCTGACGATAAAGAAGATGGACAAGTTTATACTGTAAAATATTGTAGTCCTTTTTATGGTGTTACAGATGTAAACAGTAACAGCAAAGACAACTATTATCGAAATACACAACAAAGTTATGGATTTTGGGCCGTTCCACCTGACCCTGGATCACAAGTATTAGTTATTTTTGCTGAAGGCAAATCAAATATGGGTTATTGGATTGGATGTGTTCAAGACGAATTTATGAATCATATGGTACCCGGAGGATATGCGGCCTCAAAAAGTTCATTTGTTATTCAAGAAGGTTTAACAGATGAATACAAAAATAAACCCCTTCCAACAGGCGAATATAATAAAGCATTTAATACAAACAAAGGTAATGATCCAGATAAATTTTTACGCCCTCATAATCCTATGATGGTACAAACCCTTGCTTCTCAAGGACTGTTAGATGATACTATTAGAGGACTTACTAGTTCTAGTGCTAGAAGAGAATTGCCTAGTACTGTATTTGGATGGAATACTCCAGGACCTTTAGATAAACGTGACGGAGCCCCTAAAGGCAAATACGGAACTAAAGGCGACCAAGTAGATTATTATAGAAGTAGATTAGGCGGTTCAGCATTTACAATGGATGACGGAGATCCTAGTATATTAAGAGCTGGTTTAGCATTTGATACACCTCCAACTTATTATGATATTAGTAAGGTACCGTCGTTAACATCACAAACAAATCCTACACTTCCGTTTAATGAACATGTAAGATTACGTACTAGAACAGGTCATCAAATATTAATGCATAACACTGAGGATCTAATTTACATTGGTAATGCTCGAGGTAGTGCTTGGATTGAACTTACTTCAAATGGTAAGATTGATGTTTACAGTGATGATAGTATTAGTGTAAGAAGTGGTAATGATATTAACTTACATGCTGACAGAGATTTTAACTGGAGTGCCGGAAGAGACATAAACATAAATGCTGGCAGAAATACAAAAAATACTACAGCTGAAAATGTAGATGTACGAGTAGGAGTAAACAAGCAAGAATTTATTGGTAATACAAATGACTTATGGATAGGTAATAATAACACAGTTGCTATCGGCGGCAACCAAGATGTACAAGTAAAAGGCAATGATGCCAAAACTGTATCAGGAAACTATAATCTACAAGTAGCGTCTAATGGACGAATTGCTATCAACGGAGAGTTTGGTAGCAAAGTAGCAGGTAACTTTAGACAAACTGTGTCAGGTGCTTATAACTTAAACACAGCAGGCGATAATAAATTTACTAGCGGAGCAAATACACAAATTAAAAGTGCTGCCAACCACAAAGAATCAGCAACTCAAATACACATGAATAGTCCGGGACAGGTTGCCGATGGCGCTGATGCTATTAGTGATGTATTTACATCACCAGTAACTAATGATAGTACAGACGCAGTAACCGACGGCGTTGGCGCAATTATTAATGGCAGTGACGGTAATCCTTTAGAAGTAACATTTAACGCAGTAAGAGCAACCGAAGCACCGTTTGCGCTATATCCTCGCAGAGTGCCAATACGTGAACCTTGGCCAGAACATGAGCATCTCAACCCGGCAGCACACACTCCGGCAAATACTCAAGCAATTGAATCACCACCGGCAGCAGTAAGGGTACAAAATCAAGTTATTAACAGTGAATCTGATCAACCGCCTTACACCGGAGAATCAGGACCAGTAGTTGCTAACCTAGATGGAGAACAAGTTGTTATTCCAGGTACAACAGGACCAGTAGACGGTAAACAACCGGCGCATCCTGTAGCAGTTAATGATATGCAACGATACTTCTTAAGTGAATTAATAAAAGGTATAGGTCTAGATCCGGAAAAGTGGATATCGGAAAATGCGGTAGCAGTAGCAATGGCAATGGCACAACCTCAAGCAGAATGTGGATTTAAACCAAGAAGTGAAAGTATGAATTATAGTGCTTCGAGATTGCGAGCAGTTTATCCTAGCAGAGTTAAATCAGATGCGTATGCGCAACAACTTGTAGCGGCAGGTCCTGCGGCAATCGGTAATACACTATACGGTAATAGATACGGTAATGCTCAAGATGAAGGCTACAAGTATCGTGGCAGAGGACTTATTCAGCTTACGTTTAAATCTAATTATGAAAAGTATGGAAATCTTGCTGGAGTTGATGTTGTTAATAATCCTGAAATGGCAAATGATCCTGAAGTTGCTACAAAACTAGCAGTAGCATATATTAAAAGTAAAAGTGTATCTTGGACATCACAAAGTTTTGCAGCATTGGGTGAAGAATTTAGAAGAGCAGTAGGTTATGCTAACCAAGGCGGCGCAGAGACAAATAGACGTATTGGTATAGGTAGAGGATTTTATCAAAAAATTATTAATGGGGAACTTACTCCATTAGCAAGCCTTTCAACTACTGAATATCCAGGCACAGGCGAAACAAGAGTTATTGAAACAAAGTCTGAAGGATCAAGTTAATGCCATTAATAGCTAGAACAAAAGGATCAGGGGATGTAGTAAACACAGTACACGCTATTTGTGTTGCTCCTGGAGACATATTGACAGAAACAGGTAGTGCTGATGTATTTGTAGTTGGACATGGAATACATAGAAAAGATGATCTTAACGAACCACATACACATTGTCCTCCTGTATATTCTACTGAAATAGTAACACACAGTCCTGACGTATTTGCTAATGGTTTAGAGGTAGCAAGAATAGGAGACACTTATAGTTGTGATGCCCAAGTTAAAAGTACAACACAAACTACGGTATTCGCAAACGAATAAATATTAGCATGGCAGATTTATATAAAGAAATTAAAATAAAAGGTGAAAAAAGTCCAAAGCCTCCTGTGGCACAAAAAGCCTACAGAGGATTTAGTACGGTTAATCCTGAAAATAGTTCATTCCAACAATACGACCTAGCATTAATCAAACAAGATTTGATTAATCATTTTAATATACGACAAGGTGAAAAATTAAGTGATCCTACATTTGGTTGTATTATCTGGGAAGCATTATTTGAACCACTGACTACAGAACTTAAAGAAGCAATAGCACAAAATGTTACAAGCATTGTAAACTATGATCCTAGAACATCAGCTTCACAAATACAAGTTAGCGAATATGAATCTGGCATACAAATTGAATGTACACTAACGTATTTACAGTATAATATTAGCGAAAATGTAAAATTAAGTTTCGATAAAGCCAACGGTCTATCGTGACACAATTAAGTACCGCTATTATCAAAAATCATAAATACTAGCATAGTTAAGAAGGATTGCCGATGTCGTCAACAGATAGACAAAATAGACTGCTTTTAGCAGAAGATTGGAAGAAAGTATATCAAAGCTACAGGAATGCTGAGTTCCGTAGTTACGATTTTGATACTTTGCGAAGAGCAATGATTAATTATCTTCGCACTAACTATCCAGAAGATTTTAACGATTACGTAGATACATCTGAGTATCTTGCTCTGATTGACATGATTGCTTTCTTAGGTCAAAATATTAGTTATAGAGTTGATCTAAATGCTAGAGAAAACTTTTTAGAATTAGCTGAACGTAGAGAATCAGTTCTCCGTTTAGCTCGTATGCTTTCTTACAACGCAAAACGTAATCAATGTGCTAACGGCTTACTTAAATTTGAAACAGTAAGTACGACAGAAGATATTAATGACAGCAACGGATTTAACTTAGCTGATCAAACTATTATTTGGAATGATCCTAGTAATACAAATTGGTCAGAACAATTTAAACGTGTTCTTAACGCGGCTCTTCCAAGAAACAACACAATTGGCAGACCTGCTAAATCTGCTAAAATTAATAATTTGCTAACTCAACAATACCGACTAAATGCTACAAACACAGATGTTCCAGTATATACATTTAATAAATCTGTAAACGGACTACCTACACAATTTGAAATTGTGTCAACCGATATTAACGTTAATAAAGGTGTTATAGCAGAAGAAAATCCTATTCCTGGAAACGCATTAGCTTTTTTATACAGAGAAGACGGCCGAGGAAATGCTAGTAGTAACACAGGTTACTTTGTACATTTTAAACAAGGAAAGTTAAATTCCTCAAACTTTGGAATCCCTAGTCCAAGTGCTAATCAACGTTTAACAATTGAATCAGAAAATATTAATAATACTGATGTATGGTTATGGGGAACCAATGACGCTGGCCAGGAAGAAACATTATGGACGCAGGTTGATAGCACCGAAGGGAATAACGCTATCTATAATAGTATTATTAAAGGCGTTAGAAACTATTATGTTGTCCAGACTAGACAAAATGATGAAATTAGTTTAGTATTTGCTGATGGAACATTTGGAAATATTCCGAATGGACAATTTAGAGCATATTATAGAACAAGTGCTAATAGGTCTATGCGTATTAAGCCAGACGAGCTTACAAATATTACAATTTCAATAGATTATTTAAGTAAAACAGGAACAACTGAGACTTTAACTATTGGTGTAGAACTTAAAGAACAAGTTACAAATGCTACACAAAGCGAATCTACAGCAAGCATTAGAACAAATGCTCCGCAAACCTACTATACACAAAATAGAATGGTTACTGGAGAAGATTATAATATTGTTCCTTTAACTACTAATCAAGAAATTATAAAAGTTAAATCGATTAATAGAACAACTAGTGGTATTAGTAGATATTTTGATCTAAAAGATGTTACAGGAAAGTATTCAAGTACAAATTTGTATGGAAGCGATGGAGTATTATATAGTCAGCAGTATATTAGCAAGCGGTCGTTTACTTTTGCTACACAAACAGATATTGAAGGTGCTATTGAAAATACAATATTGCCAATTATAAAAACTCGAGCAACTAATAATTTTTATTTTGCTAATTATGCTAAGATTATTGTAAGTGATTTGAATGCTAGTTGGACGCAAAGTTCAAGTAGTACAAATACATCAACAGGCTTTTTGAATAACCCCAATAATTTACCTTATGAAACAGGAACATTTACCGGAGGTTCTTTAAAATTCTTAGAAGCAAATGCTCTACTTAAATTTAAACCACCAGCAGGATTTTATTTTACTACAGACGGCGGTCTAACTAGCGATGGAACATTAAAAGGAGCATCGACATATAAGTGGGTTCGAGTTATTAGTGTTGCTGGATCAGGTACTACAGTCGATAGTGTTACCGGCGAAGGACCGATTGTATTCAACGACATAGTTCCAACTAATAGTATACTAGAAGAAGTCAAACCAAAATTAGTAAAAGATATATCACAAGATGTGCGTACACAAATTATTGACCAAGTATTTGCTTACAAAACTTTTGGCTTACGATACGACCAAACTTCAAGAACTTGGCGTGTAATTATTAACGAAAACTTAAACATTTATGATAATTTTAGTAACGGAAAAACAGGCGACACAACTCAAAATCAATTAGATGCTAGTTGGATAATTTTGTTTGAAACAAATGGTGAAAAATATACTGTAACTAATAGAGGATTAAGATATGTTTTTGAAAGTGACAAAGAACTAAGTTTCTATTTTGACGGTCAAAATAAAATCTATGATAGTGTTACAGGACAATTGGTTAAAGATAAAATTAGTATTCTTAATTTTAATACTAAACCTGATAGCTTACTGCCATTTAATAATGACGTTAATTGGGAAATTGTCGACGTATTTAAAAATGATGACGGATACATTAATAGTAAAAAAGTTGAAATAAGTTTTTATGACCTAAACGATGACGGAAGTGTTGACGATCCAGATGTTTTTGATGTCGTAGTTAATCCGTTAGTGTCACCTAATTCAAAATATGTATTCTTAAAGAAAGAAGATAGTGATCAAGGATTTACAAAGTATAATTACTATCCAAGTGGTAACGACATACACGTTGTTTCAACTGAAGCAGAAATAGGTGCTTATAGTCAATATACAGATGGTAAAGTTTTTTATATTGTTAGAGATAATAATTTTAAAGTGTTAAACAATAATTTATTAATACTTACAAGTGACTATCAGGCTTATATCGGAAGAGACAATTTAAAGTTTCATTATGTCCACAGTGCCGACGAAGCAAACAGAATTGATGTAAGTGCATCAAATATTATTGATGTATACATGCTTACACGTTCTTATGATATTGATTTTAGAAAGTTTATAGCAGGAACAATAGAAACTATGCCGTTGCCTCCTAGCTCAGATGAACTATTTCAAAATTATGGAGCAAGTATAAATGCTTATAAGTCAATTAGTGATGAAATAGTTTATCATCCAGTAAAATATAAATCATTATTTGGAAGTCACGCAGTAGAATCTTTACAAGCAACTTTTAAAATTGTAAAAAATACAGGCGAAGTAATTAATGATAATGAACTAAAAGTAAGAGTTATTAATTCAATTAATAGATTCTTTAGTTTACAAAATTGGGATTTTGGAGACACTTTCCATTTTTCAGAATTAGTTGCTTATGTTATGAATCAAACAGCACCGGATATAGCAAACTTAATTATTGTACCTAATCAAACAACACAATCGTTTGGCAGTTTGTATGAAATTAAAGCTGAAAATGATGAAATTTTTATTAATGATGCTACAGTAGATGATGTAGAAGTAATTGATGCTGTAACAGCATCAAGAATACAAGCATCAGGAAATGTTATTACAGCAACAGGAACAACATTAACAGGAATACAAAGCCAAGCATTAACATCTA